TCTGTTCATTCTCACCTTCATAATAACCAATGATAGTTTCAAATGGTGAAAAGTATCTTGATGCTTTGCAAGTATCATAAACTTGTTTTTGCATTAAAAAATAATTTGCAACAAAAGCTGCTAGGTCCTTTGATATAGCTTGTTTGATTACTGTATATTTTTTCTTTTTAAACATCTTTTGCCATCTCTTTCGGCACAGCTTGTATATTCCAATGTATAAATCTAAAAGGCTCTATACCAAAATCAACTGCATACTCATGCTCTAGATATCCAGGAAATATAATCAATGTACCAGGTGTTGGTTTAAAGTGAATTAATTCTGATCCACCCCATACACCTTTTTGATCTGGTTTCATTTTTAATTTAGTAGCTCTAGCACCCGTTCTCGGTTCGTGAAATATTGGGTATGATGTTTTATCACTGCACTTTAAAAAATAAAAACCTGATACGTGTTGGTTCCAATGTATATGTGCAGAGTGATGACCACCACCTTTTTTAGCAAATTCTTGTACCCATAACTCAGAAAACATAGTTGTGTATTGTGACATATCATAACCTTGATGATCTAAATACTCCCAAGACTTTTGACCAATGTAATTTCTAAAATCTAAAAAATCATTATCCATTGTAAGTGGTGTTGAATGATGTGATAATCCAAAGTCACCATATTTTTTAATATGTTCTTTATTTCTATTTCTAGCTTCTTTAACATATTTGTTAGATGCTTTGTTTAATGACTTTACAAACTCTGGTTTTTGTTCTGACCAGATAGCAGTGTTAAAATAGTTACTTATATACATTATTTAAAAGGCCTCCCTAAATGCCATACTACAAGACTATATCTTGTACCTGATGTTACTGGTTTAACTCTATGCCATACAAAAGAAGGAAATACAATAATAGATCCTTTCGGTAATATCTCTTTTGCTCTTCTTAAATGTTTAGCTTCATCTCTCATATGTGGATCGTAGTTTCTAAAATCAAATTCTAATTCACCACCTGTGTATTCTGAACCATCTGTTAATTGACAAGTCATAGATAGTTTTCGAATTCTGCCGTGCTCTGGATTGTTAACATCGTCTCGTTGATATGGTTTATCCCAACTATCACAATGCCAATCATAATATTGGTTGTGTTTATATTTTGTAAATTGACAAGACTCACTTCTTTCCCAATCAAAGTTCCAACCAGCTGCTTTATTTGCTTCGTGAACGTATGGGTGTAATTCTTTATATATCCAAGTATCATTTAACCAAACTAAATCAGAGTTTCTTTTTCTTTTTAAATCTTTAACTTCTTCTTTAGATAATTTTCTATCACCAAACCCACCAGTTCTTGCCATTGTTTCTTCTTGTTGATTAGCATAAGCTATTACATCATCACAAAATTTAGGTGTAAGCACACCACTAAAATACCAATAGTAATTAGATATATTCATAAGTTATGGTTTGAACAAAATTCAAACTATCTTTCTGATCATTTGATACAATATACATATTAGTAGATGGAAACATAACAAACATATTTTTTTTAAGTTCTATATCCCAACTTCTTCCTTTACGTCTATTATCATCAAAATGTATTCTTACCCAACACTTATCAACTTTAACTCCGTAAAGCATTGTAAAGTCAGGTGAGTTTCGAAGATCTACTGGATCAACATTTAATAAAGGTTTAGATACTTGACTAGGTTTATAAATATCACCCCAAGAATCTTTATTGACTAAATTGATACCATAATCAAGACCGATAAAGTCTCGCATATATGTATTCAACATATCCCAAGTTCTTGAAAATGGAAATTGTTTATTAGTAAATGATGATTGTAAAATATCGTTAGTAAGTTTTTCTTGGTCTATCTCAAAACCTTTCGGCATATCGATATTACCATAGAATAGACTTTGTTCTGTTAATACTTTCTTTTGCATACCACCACCAGATATATATTATGCTAGACTATTTGTCAAATCCCAGGCTTGAGTTTCTTCATTCCAAACGTAATGCCATCTATGAGTAGCTGCTTCGTTTTGTGAAGTTTGTTCTTCTGTCAATGCTGGAGCATCACCTATTGGTGATTTCCAAGAAGCTGAATCATTATGTTTTACCCAAGATGCATATGGTTTTTTAGGCCAGAAGATTTGATCATCTTCATCCCAAGTATAACCTATACCTGCGTAGTTTCCTCTAAAAGGTGTTCCACCATTTTTATGCTGGTTACCTGATGTATTGTAAGAAGTTTGAATCCACATTTGTGCAGGCCAATTATTGTGTTGTTCTAAATACTGTTGACCTACTGCTTCGTCTTCAACTCCGTCAGCGTTTAACATATCAGAATTATTCAAAGTTAATACTTGAATAACTTTACTGTTCGCTCCTAATTTTGCAAAATGTGCCATAATTATTCTCCTTATATATTATTTTTATTTGTTTGTAAATATATCATTATTATTGAAATTTATATCTTATAATAACAATTCCTGAACCTCCAGAACCAGCAGGGCCAGGTCCTTCAACTTCATTTCCACCGCCACCACCCCCTGTATTTGTAGTTCCAGGAGAACCTAATCCTAAATCATTTGTTCCACCATTTCCTCCTCCTCCTGCTCCACCAGTTCCACCACTTGCAGGTGTAGATGGACTACAAGCATTGGCTCCACCCCCGCCACCGCCAGCTCTTGTGATTGAAGATCCTGTAATTGAATTTGCAGAACCATTTCCCCCTGGTCCTCCATTACTACCTGACGAAGCTGAACCAGCTGCACTTGCTCCTCCACCTCCACTAGCAGCTATTAAACCTCCACCAGTTGTATTACCTCCAGGATTACCTTGGGGTGGACTAACAGGAGGTGTATTTCCAGTTCCTCCTGATGATGGACCATCTGCAGATGCTCCTCCACCTGAACCACCATTAAGACCATTATTATTATTCCATCTTGCTCCACCGCCACCACCTGCTGATGTTATTGATGAAAATATTGAATTTGATCCTGAAGTTCCTGGTCCCACAAAAGATTGTCCCCCTGAACCACCAGCACCTACAGTAATTGGATAACCTTGAACTGAAATTGCAACTGTTCCTGCTGGACTAGGGTAAGATGTTCTATAACCACCAGCACCACCTCCACCTGTAGAACCACCACCTCCACCAGCTACTACAAGATAATCTACTTTATCTGAACCTACAGGGTTTCCAGAACAAGAAACACAAAATGTTCCAGGCCCTGTAAAAGTATGAATTTTATAATCTCCACAAGTTGTAATTGTTCCACCTGTTGCTGTTACATATAAAATTTGTTCAGCAATATCACTCGCCTTTGAAGCATCGGTAATAACCCAACCTTGTGTTGCGTCTACATAAATTATAATAATTGAACTTCCTTCAACAGTAATTTCAAAATTAGTTGTTGAACCCTGAATCTTGTTTCCATTTGGATTTAAAATACATTTATTTGTATCAAATGTATTTGCATAATCTTTTATACCAACCACATCACCAGCAGAAGGTGACGCGGGTAGAGTCACTGTAATTTCACCACTTGTTGTGTTTACAAAAAAACCTTGATTATCTGTTGCTGTAAAACTTGCAGTTTTAATATCTCCAGGTTTCCAATCAACTTCACCTCTTAAATAAATTTCACCTGTAGTATTATTAATTGTACCACCTGTAATTCCTGCAGTTGTTATTGATCCTGCATTTGTAATTGTTGATCCACCTGATGTAGATACTGAATCACCACTATCTCCGATAGTGGTTGTTGTCCCTTTTCTTGGACTAATTTTATTTGTCTTAAATTCACTCATAGCTATTGAAATTTGTAACGAATGATAACTATACCTGAACCACCTGATCCACCAGCATATGTAGTCGAGGCAGGTTGAGGAGCTCTAACACTTCCTCCACCACCACTTCCAGTATTAACTGTTCCGTTTGCTCCTACTCCTCCAGAAACAGGGCCACTATTTCCTCCTCCACCTGAACCACCTGAACCTTGCCTTGAAAGATTACTAGGAGAAGCAGACTCTCCACCACCTCCTCCTCCACCTGCTCTTGTTACAGGCGATGCTGTTATAGAAGAAGTTACACCATTACCACCATTACCTGTAGGACTAGTTGAACCAGTAGCACCAGCTCCACCGCCGCCACCAGCTTTTCTATCAGTTGGTCCACATGGAGAAGATCCTCCACCACTTTGCCCTTGAGGGGGAGCTACAGGCGGAGTATTTCCTGCTCCACCAGAATACGAGACACCAGCACCTCCGTGATGTCCTGCACCACCTCCTGAACCTCCTGTGCTTCCGTTATTTTGTTCACCGACTCCTCTTGCCCCACCCGCTGAGGTAATAGTTGAAAAAGTTGAATCTGAACCTGGTGGAGCACTAGTTCCTCCAGCATTAACACCTGTTCCTCCTGCACCAACTGTGATTGGATAAGCTGTTGCTGAAACTGGTAAAGCACTTACGCAAGCTCCTAAGGGTGAAACAGAATAACAGCCAGAAGCTGCTCCTGAAGATTCTCTATAACCTCCAGCTCCTGCTCCAGATCCACCAGCACCACCTCCACCAGCACCTCCACCAGCAATCACTAAATAATCTACTGTTGATGAACCTGTTGGATTACCAGCACAAGAAACAGTGAAAGTTCCTGGTCCTGTAAATGTATGAATTTTAAAATCACCTGAAGTTGTTATTGTACCTCCTGTAGCTGTAACAAATAAAGCTTGTTCAGTTATGTCGGATGCTTTTGCTGCAGCAGTTGATAACCAACCTTTTGTTGCATCAACATAAATTAAAGTTATTGAACCACCTTCAATATTAATTACAAAATCGTTCGCAACACCTTCGATGTTAGAACCATTTCTTCCGATTGTAATATTGTTTGTATCAGCAGTGTTTGCATAATCTTTGATACCTACTAAATCTCCAGCTGAAGGAGATGCGGGTAGTGTTACCGTAAATGCTGCTGAAGTGGTATCACAAAAATATCCTTCACCTGCTGTTGCAGTAAAACCTGTTGTCTTGACCGTTGTTTGCCAATTAACTTGGTTGTCAATTGTTCCTGTAATTGCAACACCTGTAATTGTTCCTGTGTTTGTGATTGTTCCTGAATTTTGTAAAGCGCCACCACTTGTTAAAGTAACACCGGCTGGAATAGCTACAGTATCGCCACTATCTCCGAGTGTGACTGTGCCACAATCTGTTGTTGGTGTAATTTTGTTAACTTTAACTTCACTCATATTACCTTATTGTTCTTGGACTAATTTTATTTACTTTTACTTCACTCATAATTTACCTATTGATATTTATACCTTATTATAACAATTCCTGAACCGCCTCCACCTCTTGCTGAACCTGCACCTGGAAATCCGCCTGCACCTCCACCACCGCCAGTATTAGCTGTGCCAGAACCTCCATCACCATTAGGTGAAAAACCACCTATTCCACCACCACCTGGACCTGCTAATCCTCTACCGCCTGATCCTAATGGAGTCTCGGTCGCAGCAGCACCACCTCCACCTGCTCTTGTTGTTGCTGTGCCATTAATTGAAGAAGTAGTTCCACATCCTCCGTTTCCTGCTTTAGTTCCTGACTGAACATCTTGACCAACAGCACCAGCACCGCCTCCGCCACCACCACCGAATGTTGAATCGAGATTTGGTCCACCAGTTCCACCATCATTTCCTTGTGACGGACTTACAGGAGGAGTATTACCTGATCCTCCATTTCTTCTTACAGCATTTCCATCACTTGAAGCAGCTCCACCACCACCTGATCCTCCTTGACCAGCTGTTGGTGGTTCTGCAGGATTGTTATCAAGTTTACCACCTCCACCTCCAGCAGATGTAATTGTTGAAAAAACTGAATTTGAACCTGGATTACCTAAATTATTATCTGGTTGAGGTTGTTGTGCACCACCTGCACCTACTGTTATTGGGTAACCTGTCGCTGTTACAGGTAAACCTGATGTAGCCGCTATAGGACTTGCAGTATAACAATCTGAAGAAGCTTTACCTTCTCTATAACCTCCTGCTCCACCGCCACCAGCTCCATTTGAAGGAACTGATGATCCACCTTCTCCTCCGCCAGCTATTACTAAATAAGAAACTGTATCTGAACCTGCTGGATTACCTACAGAGCAAACTGTAAAAGTTCCAGGACCTGTAAATGTATGAATTTTATAGTCACCACAACAAGTTATTGTTCCACCTGTTGCTACAATGTATGTAGGATTTGCTTCTTGTGAAGTATCTGTTGACTCGTTTGTGACTAACCAACCTTTAGTTCCATCTACATAAATAAAAGTTTTAGAAGTTCCATTTGTAGAATATACAACTGGATTAGTTCCATCTACTCCTCCGATAGGAGAACTATTTCCATCAACGGATAAATTATTTGTTGCGAATGTGAATGCGTAATCTTTGAAAGCTACAATGTCACCAGCTGAAGGTGATGCAGGAAGTGTTAAAGTTATTGCACCTGATGTTGTGTTTACAAAATAACCATTCCCGCTTACAGCAGTAAAACTTGCCGTCTTTGCTGTAGTATCCCAGTCTACTGTTCCTGTTCTACCGAATCCTGATTGTGATGCACCTGATGCTAAATTAATAGTGTCGCCTGATGCTCCTAATGTGATTGTTGTACCACATTGATTAATTAAATTTCCACCATCTGCTGCTTGTATGTCATCTGCTTTTACAACTGAACCACTGATTGTAGTTGTTGCACCGCATTTAGTGACTACTGCACCGCCGCATTGGTTTTCTATGTTATCTACTTTTATTTTACTTGCCATAATTATTGATATTTATACCTTATTATTACTATACCTGATCCACCGTTTCCACCTCCAGGAGTAAAATTATCTAGTCCACCACCTCCACCACCAGTGTTTGTTGTACCACATCCTGCATTTGTACCATTGTTACCACCTATACCACCTCCACCTGTACCACCAGGGGCTTGAGTTCCAGGATCATTTCTTGCTCCACCTCCACCTCCAGCATAAGCTACTGGACTTGCTGAAATATTTGTTGTTGCTCCAGCTCCACCAGATCCACCTGCTGAAGGAGAACCATTTCCACCTGTAGCAGTAGCACCTCCGCCACCGCCAGCACCGAAAGCAGGAGAACCAGATGTATCAGCATTACCTCCACCTGGATTACCTTGTGGTGGACTAACTGGTGGAGTATTTCCTGATCCAACTGTTCCAAATTCATAATTTTTACCGCCTCCAGAACCTCCACTACCAGCAGTTTTAGCAGGTCCACCACAACCATTTGCACCACCTCCGCCACCAGCTGATATTATTGTAGAAAATACTGAATTAGCTCCATTTGATCCATTTGCACTACCAGAACCAGCTGCACCTCCTCCACCAACTGTTATCGGATATGCTTGTGCTGTAACTGTGACTGCTGTACCTCCAGGATTACCGTTTAATGGACTGGCAGTATAACAATCAGAAGGACCTTTATACTCTCTAAAACCTCCTGCTCCACCTCCACCAGATACGTCTCCATCTCCACCACCACCTCCGCCAGCCACGACCATATATGAAACTGTATTATTAGCTGGTGTTGTAGATGTATTTAAAACGGTAAAAGTTCCTGGTCCTGTAAATGTGTGAATTCTATAATCACCACAGCAAGTAATAGTTCCTCCTGTTGCTACTAAATTTGGATTACCTGTAGTATTTGATGTTGCATCATTTATATTTTTCCAACCTTCTGTTCCATCTACATAAACAAAAGTAACGGATAGACCTTCTGTACTTAAAATAGCATCAGCTGCAATACCCCCTATTGGAGATCCATTTCTTGCAACTGTAACATTGTTAGTTTGAAAAGTGTTTGTGTAATCAGCTATTGAAACAATATCTCCTGCGGATGGTGAAGCTGGTAATGTTACTGTTACTGCTCCACTAGTTGTGTTTACAAAATATCCGTTACCACTTACAGCAGTAAAACTTGCAGTCTTTGCTGTGGTATCCCAGTCTACAGTCCCCGTTCTACCAAAACCTGTTTGACTACCATTATTAACAACAGTAGTTCCAGAAGGAAAAGTTATTGTATCACCAGAAGCACCAACTGTTAAATTAGTTCCGCATTGTGGTTCGATTGCATTTACTTCTATCTTACTCATTAAATAATTACCAATGTTCCTGTTACTGTTTGTGTTCCAGTAATAGTTACTGGTCCTGCTAATACGCCTGAATCTAGAGTTTGGTCTTCAGATAAAGTTGAATTATGAGTTACAACAAAAGTTGTTGCATCCATAACTGGAGAGATAGTTTTCTTCGCTGGTAATGTACAGAATACATTTTTAGTACCTGCTGAAAAATTTACTGCAGCATCACCGTTTGATGAAGATATAATTGTATCTC